GACGACGCCCGAATACGCCGGGTTCGTGGTCGACGTCGCGGCGTTCAGCTCCTTCACCGTGATCGAGGCCGTCGCACCGACGAGCGGGTAGATCGTGGCCTCGACTGACGTGGCCGCGAAGTCCTGTTGGAAGTCGATGGTGATCTTGTGGTCACCGAGACCGGCCACGCGCGACTTGGCGGTCGCTCCGAACGCGGTCGTGTCGACGTCGGCGTAAGACTCATCGATCTCGACCGATGTGACGTGGTTGGACAGGTCCACGGAATTTATAATAATTTGTGGATTGAGAAGAACGACGACGCTCATGGCTGACTTACTCCTGTTCTGTCGCGGCCACTGGGGCCTCGGTTATGCCGTCGGCCGGGACCGGCGTCGGGGTTGGTACGGGGTCGGGCGGGATGACGCCGCCCAGGTCAGGGACCACGACGGGTGGCGGGTCGGGGGCTGGCGTGAGCGGCTCGGATACAGCAGCAGGCTCAGAGACCGGGATCGGTGCAGGCTCAGGCGGTGCCAACGGCGGATCAGCGAACTGCAGGTGGCCGGACTCGATCAGCGCCTGGATGTCGGTCCCGGCCAGCTGCTCGTCGGTGAGTGTCTCACCACGCTTGGCAGGCTCGAAGTTGTCGGAGATGACGAGGTACGTGGCCATTGACGGCTCCTAAGCGTGGACTTGCACGGTGAACGGAACGAGGATGTAGACCGCGCCGCCGGTCCCGATGGCGAGATTGCGAGGCGGCCCTGCCTTCTCGACGAAGGCTGACGAGACGACGCCGCCGAGCGTGGGGTCAGCCTCGATGGCGGCTCGCAGGGAGTTCGGACCGGCTTGGCTCATGTAGCTCTCCATCGCCTGGAGAGCAGCCCGGTCGTCGCTGCGGGCGAGCACGAGGTACACGTCGAAGGCGTGGATGACATCGCCGCCCTGGAAGGCGCCGTGGAACTCGACGGTCTGGATGGCGACGAGCGCGACCGGTGGCGAGATCGAGTCCGACAGGTAGGCGGCCGTCCGCAGGCCGCTGATCTGCTTGAGGGCCGTCTCGATTGCCTCGGCGACATCCCTGACGCTCGGGGTCGTGTTCACGCTACGAGAACTGGGTCTTCGATCCAGTTGCTGAGGAGCAGCTCGGCGGTCGGGTGGAGAGCCTGCTTGAGCCGCACGATGCCGGTCTCGCCGAACGCCGTCGCACCGAACGGAACGTCCTTCGCCCTGTAGATGGCGATCGACTGGAGGATGGCGGCCTCGACGACGGTGGCCGGGATGTTCGGCCAGCCCCACTGTGCGGTCACCATCACGAGCGCCTGGGTGTAGGGCTTGGGATATGCGATTCCGCCCCACACGGGGAAATATAAGTCGCGTATGGCCCGGATCTGGGTGAAAGGCCACGGCTCGGACTGCATGAGCGCGTTGATCGGCTCGAGCTGGTAGTCGAGCGGTTCCCAGTTGAGGCCGTAGGTGCCGTCGCCGGCGTAGTCGACCTGCACGATCAGCCCGGCGAGGGTGGCCATGTCGTCGACCTCGACGAGCCACGGGTCGTTGCTGACGTACCGGCGCGGCGCGAGGCTGATCGTGAGCGCCTGGACCTCGCTGCCGAGAGCCGGTTGCGGGTCCTGGTTGACGACGTTGGCGAGGGTGAAGCTCACGCCGGGGACGACGTTCGCCACGACCGAGAGGGGCGAGACGAGTCCGTCGCCGGTCGGGTCGATGACTGAGCGGCCGACGTCGGTGGCAACGATCGCCGCGTCGAGCACGGTGTCCGAGCCTTCGACGAGCGTGCAGCCGGAGTCAGAGCGCGGCGCGGGATCCTGCCAGAAGCGCCGGTTGCACTTCGACTCGATCAGGCGCGAGGCGGCGTTGACCGCGGCGGCGATAGCGGCGTCGGAGATGGTATCGGTGATGTTCAGGGCCGCCTTCACGTCGGCGAGGGCGCAGAGGCCGTTGGTGACGGTGTTGTTCACGCTGCCTCCTCATCCTTGTGATGTGCCAGCACGCGGCGGTGGAACAGCGCCCGGTCCTCGTCGGCGAACTTGGCGCCCTTGCGGTACACCTCGTCGTCGGCGCCCTTGCCTGCGATCGGGTGCATGTGCTCGACCTGGGCGGCGTAGGCGGGTTGGAACACTCCCCGCTGCTTGGCCACGCCCACGAGCTCATCGTCGACGAACCAGTGCTTGTAGCCCTCGTGGCAGACGACGCCAGGGCCGTCCCAGGAGGCGCCCAGCTCGTCGACGTAGCTGCGGCGAACCATCGGATGAGTTGCGTGCTCGCCTCGCATAACCCGCGGGTTGGCGAGGTCGTTCGTCCCGACCACCTGAGCGCCGTAGCGGCGACCGACGTCCTGTGCGTGGTCGAGCCAGCCGGGCCGGAACCTCACGTCGTCGCCGACGAGCAGCAGCCACGGGGCGGACGTGGCCTCGTAAGCGACGTTGACCTTCTCGGCGAACGTGTGCGCGTCCGGGTTCGAGAGGACCTCACCCCCGCGGGCCAGCACCTCGGCGATCTCGTCGTCGTCGTCGTCCTCACAGACGAACCAGGCAGTCGCGAGGCCCGTCGATGCCCGCAAGCTCTCCATGAACCGCTGGACGTTCTGCGGCCGGTGGAGCACCGGGACGATGACGTCCACCTCCTCGGTCGCCGGTGGGGCGACGAAGCTCGTCCAGAAGTCGTCCTCGGCGAGCCAGAGGTGCTTGAAGTGCGTGGTCCGGATGCCGGTGTGGACGTGGCAGGGGATCCCAAGCTCACGGGTGCGGTCGAAGAACGAGACGTCCTCGCCCATGAGAGCGCCGCCGCCAGGATCGGGCAGGCGGTCGAACCATGCCTCGCCGTACTTGGCCAGCACAGACTCGATGACGGAACGGTGGATGAGCACGCACGCTCCACCGGTGGCGCCGCACTCGACGAGAGCGTTGACGGGGTAGTGCATCCGGCCCGTGAAGCGCCGGATGCCGTCGTCGTGCTCGATCCAGTCGAGGATCGTCGGCGCCGGGAAGCACCGCATCCCGTTCGAGCCGTCGGCGCCGATCTCGCGCTGGGCGAATGCGAGGCCGCCGACGATGGGCCGCTCGGCCGGGTCGGCGACCGACAGGAGCATCTCGAGCACGTACGGCTCGAAGCCCATGTCCGCGTCGAGGAAGAAGAGCCACTCGCACGGGCCCGAGAGCAGCGTCTTGCAGGCGTCGTTGCGGCCTTCGGGGATGCCCATCGACGTGCATTTGATCTCGGCCCACGTGTGGAGGCGTCGCTCTCCTGCGATGTCGTGGGCGAGCAGGCTGATGAGCGACTTGTGGAAACTGGCCGAGACCTCGTTCGGGTGCAGGTAGGCGAGGAGGACGTTCGAGCTGTCGGCTGGCGTGACAGAGGTGGTCTTGGCGGATCGCTCGCCGGACACTTGTTCAGCGACGCGTGGTACGGAGCTGGCCAGGTGCGGCTGTCGCCTGCTCGACCACTGGGCGCACGGTGCGCTTTGGGCGCGAGCACTCCTCGACGAACAGGTCCGGGTGGGCCTTCACGAGCGGGTCGTCGGCGGCCCAGGGGTCGCCTTCCTGCACGGTGAGGACTCCTGCAGGCGAGCCGATGGCCACCGTACGGGCAGCAAAGAGGACGCGAGTGTCTGACATTGGGGGCTCCTAACGGGGCGGAAGTGGGCGGTTCCTGCGGCCACCGCCACCGCCCGGAGACGGTGGCCGCAGGTCAAGAGGACACCTATCAGCTATTGGCCAAAATCCTTAGAGCGTTGTGGGTGACCACGTCAAAGCCCAAGCGGGTGTAAGCGTACCACCCGCGTTGTCCCGTTGGTCTGCCGGAGCTGGTATCGAATAGGTGCTGCACCAGCTCGACGGTCATGCCAGCACGCTGGATGATGTAGAACTGGCTGACATCACCCACGACCAGGAAGTTCTCCGCTCCTGTCGTCCCCGTGAACCCTGGGGCATAGTCGGTCAGCACGACCGGCTTGCCCATCAGGACCGAGGTGCCGTCAGCCGCAAGGTTGACGGTGAAGTCGGAGAGCGCCAGGCCGTTGCCGAAGGCACGGATGAGGGCTTCCACCTGCACGTTCATCACCCACGTCGAGCCGGGGCGGAAACGCTCAGGCACCTGCGCCCACACGTCACGGACGTCGAGGGCGCATATCTCGCCCGCCGTCGTCACCTTGGAGTGGGCCGGGCTGGTCGTGGTGTTCGCCATGGCGGTGAACAGGCCGGTCGGTTGTGACGAGCCGGAGCCCGTCATCGACTGGGCCGCGATCAGGTCCGTGTAGCCCTGGCCGAGCACCATCGCCATCTCGTCGGCGAATCCGGGGTAGTCCTGCCCGACTTCGATCGAGTAGGGAATGAACCCGGCGGCCTTGTAGACCGGGATGGATGGCTGCGACAACGCCGGCGTGCCGTCGGTGACGACGCCAGCCTCAGCGACGAAGGACCATGTTGCACCCGGGGCCGTGACACCCTTCCACGCGTCGGTCGTGATCGTCTTGATCGTCGCGAGCGAGAGGATGGGAGCTTCGAGCGCACCAGACGACAGGATGATCGTCGGGTCGATTAGGACCGGTATTCCGTAGCCGCCGGCTGAGCCGGTGCCTTCGTTCGCTGCCCGGTACTCGTTGATCGCGCGTACCTCTTCGGGCGTGAACGCCGGGTTGGTCTGCGTGATCCCCTTGACGAAGGCCGACCGGTAGCCCTCGGTCTCGGTCAGGAGCAGGAGCTTGGCGATCTCACGGCTGTCGCAGTCGCCGTTGTTGCCGCGGAGCAGCTTCTCGATCCCGTCCTGCTGGAAGGGTGCGAGGTGCTTGCCCTCGGTCTCGACGACCTTGAGCGCTGCGTCGCGCATCTCGTTCCGGCTGGCCGTGCGGAGGTTGACCGCGTTCGGGTTGACCTTGCGGCCTACCTCGAACTCCGGGGCGCCGGGCGTTAGCTCGGACTTCCGGATCTCGGCCACCTTGCGCTGGCGGGCCTCGCGCTTCTCGAGCACGTCACGGACCTCGATCGCTTCCTCACAGGCGACGTCGAGACGCGCGTCCTGCTCGGGGGTGACCGATTCCGCGTCGGTGATCGACCGCACCTCGGCTGCCATCCAGGCCATCACGGCCCGCAGTTCGTCTATGGACAGCTCGGCGAGCTTTGCCCGCAGTGCTGCCCTCTCTTCGGGAGTCATTTCGTTGTCCTCCTAGGACTCGATGTGGTGCAAAGCGTCGAGGCTCTTCGCCTTACGCGCTGCCTTGGACCGAACCGCAGGGCCGCTGGCCGCCGGTGGCTTGGGTGTCTTGCTGGTGTCAGCGAACGGCGCTGCCGGAACGCTGGCGAACATGCGCTGGACGACCTTCGGGCTCGTCCGGTCGGTGAACCGGGCAAGCGCTACCGGGTCGTGGCGCAGGCGATCTATGAAGGCGTCGGTCGTGGACCGCACGCCGGAACTAGCGCCCTCGTTGGCCGGGAACGTCACCGGACCAAGCTCGAGCACTTGAGCATTCGTGATGGTCCGAAGCGGCAGCCCTTTCGGGTTGTCGATCGTGACCTTGCCGGAACGGTCCCACTGGTCCATGCGGACGATGAAGCGGAACGATGCCCCGAGTTGGGAGCCGACCGTCTCGCCGGACATGAGCAGCCCGCGGAGCGCAGGCAGCACGAAGTTGCGGTTGTAGTCGGTGTCGAGGAGCGGGACCTCGTAGTACCCGCCGATGGCGTCCTCGCGGAGCGTCGAGAGCGGGCCCAGCGGCTTGTTGCCGAGCTGCGGATCGAAGCCGTGGTCGTAGAGCACCCGCATCGACGACTTGTCGCCCTGGATCGTCTCTGAGTAGGCACCGGGAGCGACGCGCTCAAGGAACTGGCCCTCGAACCACGAGTCGATCTCGTACCACTCGTTGAACGTGCTGAAATAGCCGAACATGAGCGAGCCGCTCTGGCCGGCGGGCGTCGACGTCGCATCGCGGAGCAGGACGCTCGGGGCGCCAGGGCTGGAATGGCGGGCACGGAGCAGGTTCTCCATCGGCGTCTTGTGGCGCTGAGGGTCCTCGATGCCAGGGTCGGGCGTGTTCGCCTCGTCGGTCGGGTCGTCCACGGTCACGACCGGCGCGCCGTTGCCGAGGAACTGGCCGCACTGGTCGCAGTAGTCGGCGTCGGAATCGTTCGAGGCGCCGCAGTATGAGCACACCGGCTCACCGTCGGCAGCGTCTCCACCACCGGGCGTGGCCGCTGCAGCCTGGGCGTTGGCGTCCACGAGTTCGAGGCCGCCGTCGGTATCGTCAGCCGCGTAACCTGCCTGGTAGAACGGGTAATCGTCAGGGTCCGCATTGGGATGGGACGCCGCGAAGTCGGCCGCCGACATCTGAGGGACACCAGCCGACTTGTCGCCCTTGCCTGCCTGGTAGTCGGCGTTGTCGGTTGCGACGGCCCGCCACATACCCTTCTTGGCTGCGGCGTTGGCCTCCGGTGCTGGCACGTACTCGGTCTGCTCAACGACCTGAATCGGGTCACCGGTGAACGTGACGACATCACTAGCGTCGATCGAGTAGTTCAGCTGCCAGTCGCCAGGCTCGTCGCCGCCGTAGCGGTGGAACACGACCCACTCGTCGCTTAAGTCCCGGACCCAGATGTCGATGTCGCCGACGCCGTCCTCAGCGTCCTTGCCGAGTTCCACGATGAGCGCCGCATAGACGAGCGATTGGATGTCGCCGAATGACGTGGAGTCGTCGACGCGCTGCTCCGCTGTCTTGGGCGGGTTGGCGCGACAGAACGCATACCAACGCTCACGCCTGGAGTTTGCCTCGACGGTCTGGAGTTCAGGGATGTCTTTCTGGTCAACGCCGCTGTCCCGGTAGTGCGCAGCGAGGTGGTTCCACACGGCCTGGCGGTCACCGGACGGGATGACCGAGTTGCCACCGTGGGCGCCGTTGAGCGCTCCCATGGTTGCCTGAAAGCCCTTCTCGTTGGCGTCGCCAGGGATCCCCTTTGCATCGACGTCGTGGTGAGGCCCCCAGCCGTCCTCCTTGTCGGTCCCGTCGGCGTCGGCGTCCGTCTCGCCCTCGTCAATCCAGGCGTACAGCTTCGGGAAGTCGCCAGCCACCTTGTCGAACGCCGTCTCGGCGGCCGGGCCGTTCCAAGAACCGGTCTTATCGATGGCGGTGTGGTGTATGGGAGCTGCTGGCATCAGTTCACCTCAACTGTTCGAGTCGTCGTCATCGGCGGGTTAAGCACCGGCCGGCGATGGCGCCGGGTTCTTGATCGTCGGGGCCGGGACGTCAGCATCGGGCGTCTCTAGGTCGTCGTCGGCAGGCAATCTCGGATCCGGCTGGGCTTCGCCACCAGGAGGCAGCGTGGGCCCGGGCTTCTGCAGCTGCACCGAGACGAGCCCGGTGTGCTTGAGAAGTGTGAAGTCGCCGGTGAGGACGGCCTGGATCACGGTGTCGGGCTCGAAGCCTGCCTGGATGTAGGTCAGGATCGTCTTCGCGTCCTCAGACTTGATCGTGGCGGCCTCGGTCTCGTCCTCCTGCAGGAACGGGACGTCACGGCCGTCGTACCAGAGGCGAGAGCCAGCGGGGACGGCGACGAGTGTCGAGAGCGCGCCTGCCGCCGTGCGCCACAGGGGCCGCATCGTGGCGTCGGAGAACCGCCGCCGGGTGGAGGCGTAGTTCCCGGCGTTGAGTGCCGAGCCCTGCATCCCCTCGGACAGCGAGAGCAACGTCGGCGGGACACCGGCAGCCGAGGCGATCCGGAGTTCGCCAGCGCCCTGCACCGCGTTGATATTGAGCTGCTGGAAGTTGGAGCCGACGACCTTCACGTCCGCACCAGCGCCGAGGTAGAGGGTCTTGAAGCCGGACTGCGGACCGGTGTGGGCCGACTCGAGCTTGTCCTTGAACTTGTCGAAGGCTTCCTGGGAAACACCCTGTTGGAACTGCACGACGAGCGATGGCGTGGCTGCGTTCTTCAAGAAGGAGTGCTTGAAGTCGGACATGTCGAGGTCGGCGATGATGTCCGGCAACAGCGAGTTCATCCACGAGATGCCACGGAACTCGAAGTCGGGGTCAGGTATCGGCCGGTAGTGGCAGACCTCTTCGGGCAGGAATGTGGAGGTGACCTGGCCCTTTAGGTTCTTCACGATGTAGCCGACAAGCAGCTTGCCGTAGCCGAGCCCGGTCTCCACGTCCTCGGCATCCACCGTGGCGATCGAGACCGACGTCGGCTTGAGCCGGATCAGCTGCTGGCCGCCTGGCGACTTCACCCAGTACGAGTTGCCGTACAGCGACGCGTCGACTTCCATGCGGGAGAGCAGGTCGCCTGTCGTCGCCATCGGCCAAGGGGTCTCGAGCAGCGTCAGGTCCTGAGTCCCGAACAACTTGCCGGGACGCCCTGCCTGCCAGCCCTGGAAGGTGAAGCGGACCTCGGAGAACACCATCAGCCGGAGAGCGATGCACGCCCACACGATCGGGTTGCGCTTGGCCTGCGAGGCGGTCATCTCTTCGATGCCGCCCGACGGCATCACATAACTTACGCCATTGAATCCAAACTGCTCTCAGGTGCGCTCGCTAGAAGAGGCGAAGGTAATCCGGGAAACTCAGAGTTCCTGAGTCAGACCGGCCTTCGCCTCTCGGTCGACGAATGAGGTTCGTCAACATGCGGGCATCACCTCCTTGGAAGTTGGGGAGGCAAGTACCTGCTCCCATGGACGACTCCGGCAGACGCCGGAGCAACTGAACCGTTAAGCGGGCGGGGCGCCGCCAAGGTGGAGAGCCGTCTCGACGTCCTGCTCGACGGTCTTCAGCTCGTCGACGACCTTCTCGCCGAAGGACTCGGACTCGGCCACGAATGCGGGCACGTCGGTTGCCGCTGCTGCGATGTCAGTGGCCGCTGCTGCGACTTCGGTGGCGCCGGGGATCGGGAGGTCCTTCACGACGGAGGCGACCTCTGTGGCCGCCGCGGCTACGTCTGGAGCGACCTTGGCAGCCTCGGCCACGTAGGCGTCGACGTCGGTCGTCAGATCGAGCTTGCCGATGCGGCCGACGAAGCTGAGGGCTGTCGCGCCGTACTTCTTGGCGACGGTCTGGAGTTCCTTGACGAACCCAGCTTCGTCGTCGGTCAATCCTGCGAGGTCAGCGGACCAGTTCATGTTATTTGATGTCCTTCTGTGAGGGCGGCGAGTCACCGCGTTCGAGTGCGATTCCGAATAGGACAAGGCCGGCGCCGAGGGTCACGATCCCGGCCCAGACGGCCAGGAAGCCGACGCCACCGGCGACAGCGAGGACGCCAAGCGCTTCGAGCAGCGAGGCGACGATGCGCGTCCAGTTCACGCGCCCAGCCAGACCGTCGAGTGATCCCCGGCCGCTTCGGGTGCAGGCTCAGGCGAGTAGTAGTAGACGGCGACCGACCGGCGAGGCTCCGGTCCAGCCCATGGTGTCGGGTGGCCGTGCCAGGAGCGGTCCGAGGTGGCGAAGATGACCGTCCGGTTCATCTGAGGGGCGACCGTGACCTCGCAGTCCTTGCCGAGCAGCAGTGCGCCGCCCCACTCAGGACGCCAGCCCTTGTTCAGGTAGACGAGGCAGTTAAGCCGCCTGTACAAGTCGCCGACTCCGCGGTTGAAGTCGACGTGCATGGCCAGGCGTCCACCGGTGACGATCTGGTGATACCCGCCGCCGGTCGTGTCGGGCGTCAGGTCGGGGATGACGAAGGCTTCCGACAGGGCCGAGCACCAGGGCCGCGAGGACAGCAGGGTTAAGAACCCCCTGGTCATCTCGCCCCACATCGACTGGTCGGACCCTTCGAGCTTGCCTTCCTCGCGTTCCCCGCCAAACCGCTTCCACGACGGGTGATCCTCGTCAGGGATCTCAGCGAGAACCGAGTCGAGTTGGCTTTGGAGCCAGAAGTCGTCGAGCACGAGGTGGGGGAACGGTTCGGTGGCCGGAACAGGGAGGACCATTGGGCGGTTGTCCTTCAGTCGGTGGCGAACCACAAGTCCGACGTGCGGCCCGAGGTGATCGCTTTGTCGTAGGCGAGCGTCAGCGCCATGAGGGGCGAGACGTCCTTGTCGGAGTTGCGCCCCCAGATCCAGGTGTCGCCGACCGAGCGCTTGCGCACTCCGGCTGCGGCTATGTCGAGATCGGGGTTGCGGCGAATCTGGATCTTGCGGTCGGCGATCGCGTCGAAGGTGTTGCCGCACGCGGCCGCCATCTCCCGGCTCGAGTAGCCATGGCAGACCACGCCCTTCGCCTCGATCTCAGGGATGAGCGAGGCCGCACCGCCGTAGGTGTCGAAGGCGACGGGCGCTTCCCACTTCTTGGCCAGCTCGGACGCCTTGGCGACGACCCAGCCGACGCCCTCGGCGAACTTGACCAGCTCGCAGCGGCCCTCGTTGTCGGCGATCGCTATGGCGGCGGCCGAACGCTCAGGGTTCACGTCGAGGCCGATGACGAGTCCCCTGTCGGGCGCCAAGGATTCGGAACACACGGCGTTCCACACCGCGGCTGGGATCACACGCTCCTCCGAGATCGTCCACTGGTTGAGGCAAGCACGGCGGAAGTCGCCCTCCGGCATGGTTAGGCGAGCATGGCGGACCGCCTCGATCGTCTGGGTGTACCCGAGGGCGGGCATGCACGACCACCAGGTCGCCTCATCATCGATGTCGGCGTCCTCGCCGGCGGACCACTCGAAATAAGCCATCCCCGACGTCACGCCTGCGTCGACTGCGGCGCGCCCGGTGTCGACCTTGCGCTTCAGGAACGCCGACTTCTCTGTGCCGGCGGTTGAGATGTTGAGGATCTGGGCACTCGGCCGGGTCAGCATCGCCGGCAACATGGCCTGCTCACGTCGGTCGTCCTCGTCGGCGAAGCTCTCGTCGATGACGCCCAGATCCAGGGTCTTGCCGTGGCCGGAATCGTCTCCTGAGTTGAGCAGGATGATGCGGGAGCCGGTCTTGAAGAGGACCGATTCGTTGCCCACTCCGCGGCTGACCCGCTTCACGCCCGCCTTCACAGGGAGGCGTGGGGGCATGGCCGGATCGATCAGGGGGGCCTGGTCATTGATCAGCTTCTCACGGGCGTCCTTGCCCGTCTGAGCCGTGTAGGCGATCCGCTGCGAGACTGACCACCCGAGCGCCCGTTGTATCTCCCACGCGAGCATCAGCGTGGTCTTGCCGTTCTGGCGTGGAACTGTGATGACGACCTCGCGATATGCGGGGATCATCGTGCCGGGGAACAGCTCAAGCCCGATATCAGCCACGAGCCGTTGCCAGGGCATGAGCGGCTGATGTATCGAATCAGCCGCTCTGGCTACCTCCGGGCCGAGCGTCTGCCGGCTGGGCGTTCTCGTCGTCGCCCACCGTGGCGGACAACGATCCGAGGAGGAGGGCAAACTCGTCAGGGCTATCCGGCTCCTTCGTGGAGGCGACGAGACGCGCTCGGGCGAGTGGATTGAGGCCGAATCGATCTTCGAGAGCACGGATCTCCGCTCGCAACGTGTCGGTGGCCCGGTAGAGAGGGTTGGGAACCGGCTGCCCGTTCGAGCCCTGTACGAGCCGATGTTTGCGGGCGAGTGCCCAGACCTCTTCAAGCTCGGAGTACAGCCCGAACAGTCGGCAGAGCGCCGGGAGGTGGACGTCCTCGACGGCATCTGACTGAGGCGACGCCCAGAAGGCGTTCCAGGCTGCCAGCGCGGTCGGGGTCAGGTCATCTGGTGCCGATTTTATGCCCATGACCAGGGGATTCACCCTTTACACCGAGAAGGGACGGGCTTATAATGAAGACATGAAGGCACTCACGATCCGCCAGCCTTGGGCCAGCCTGATCATGGATGGATCGAAGGACGTCGAGAACCGCAGCCGTCCGACGAAGTACCGGGGCATCCTCGTCATCCACGCAGGTCTCGCCGACGATCCGACCGAGCCAGCCGACGCTGACCTCCCCCGAGGAGCGATCATCGGAACGGTCCGGCTCGTCGACTGTGTGCGAGACAGTGAAAGCCCGTGGGCCAGGGCCGATCAGTGGCATTGGATACTGGCCGACCCCCGCCCGTGCCGGCCGCGCCCCGCTAAAGGCCAGCTCGGCTTGTGGTCGCTCAGCCCGAGAGACTGGGCGTGGGTTCGGCGCACCCGGATCTCGCGACGGGTCACCGCCTGACCTTGTGGCCTCTTGGGCGCATCCGCCGGCCATCGGTCCTCGTGGGCACCGCCAACAGCAGGTCCCGGTCCTGGCCGATGGTCTTGGGGCCGACATACTCGAAACTCGCCGTGTATCTATGGGTCGATTGAGCGATAGTCGCCGCGCCTTGGCCTGAGGGTCGGACCATCGAGGGCTTCCGGGCCATCAGCCAGAGGGGCGACCGCGCCCGGTGCTTGATCATGGACGGGCTCGACGTGACGCTCCGGTAGCGGAAGCCGTGGCCCTTGTACAGCGAGGCGACATACTCCGAGAGACGGTTGCCGAGGCCGACACCTTGGAAGTCAGGCAGCACCACCGTGCGATGTTCCCGCCAGATCAGCCCGTGGTTGTTTATGGGGAATGGGATGGCCGATGCGAACCCCGCTGGGGCGCCCTCGACCCTGGCCAGGTAGCAATGGGCCGACTTGACCAGCTTCCCGGTCAGATAGTGATGGCGACGGAAGGTCTCCCACTCGCCGGGGTCGCATCGTTCGATCGTGACCGGGATCTTGGGACGGGGTTGAAGGGACCTCCAAGTGAACTGACCTGGGCCGCAGTCGTAAACCCAGTCGGGCTGTAACCAGTCGAGGATGTCGGAGTGACACGAGGCGACGATGAGTTGCCGCTCGGAACGGCGGATGTACTTCGCAACGGCGGCGGATGCCACCTTGGCCACCCGGCGATCGACGAGGGACGTGAACTCGTCCACGACCATCGAGCCGTCGCTCTCCAACAGGCGCCGGGCAAGCTCGGCACGGAACTGCTCGCCGTTGGAGAGGACTGAGAACGGCCGCAGCCATGACGGCGGCGAGGAGAACCCGACGGCGGAGAGTGCCGAGGTGACCTCTTGCGCCCCGAACGCCGGATCGAAGGCGTCAACCACGGCCCGGTCAGAGGGCCACTCGAGCGGCGCGGGGGAGGCGAACATCTCAGCGAGGATGGTGGACTTGCCTGAGCCGGACGGGCCGACGATGGCCCCGATGAGCCAGGGGCGCTCGTCAAAGGGCAGATCCACGTCCCAGGCGAGCTCTGACGCCTTCGCAGCGGGGATATCGAAGATTCCCTCGACCTGGACGACCCGAGGCGACCTGACGATCTCAGAGCGTCTCAGGATGTGAGTGCGCGGCACTCCAGACCCTCCCCTGTGAACCGGCGCAGGAGCACCAGCTGTTCGGACTCGTCATGGCAGGTCACCACGACAGCCCAATTCGATTGCAGGTCTGCCGACTGGTCCGGGGCGTCTTGGTCGGCGCCCATCAGCTTGGCAATGGCATCCTGGTCGAACCCGGTGGCTTCGAGGAGTGCGGCATCGTCGATCCCGGCGAGCATTGCGGCCAGGGCGTCGTCGTCGTAGTCCCCGAGGTCGGCCGTCCGGTTGTCGGCGAGGGCGAAGGCGCTAGCGGTCATGTCGTCGTCGTCGACCCAGACCACGGCGATGTTCTTCCAACCCAGTTGCTTGGCCGCTTCGAGCTGGTGGTTGCCGGCGATGACGATTCCAGAGTCACCCTGGCGCCGGGCGACGATCGGCTTGCGTTGGCCGAATGCCGCATAGCTGCGAGCCACCGCCGCGATGTCGCCTCGACGTGGATTGCCTGGTAGCGGCATCAGCATGTCGACGGCGAAGGCGAGCGAACGGAGTTCTTCGTGGATGCCGTCGGGAGCGGCAGGGCGACTAGGCAACTAGACCCCCTTTCCTACAAATGGTCAAATGCGATGAGAAGATATAAAACGACCGGTGCCGGGTCAAAAAAACCGGCGGAAACCCGTCAGGTACCCGTCCCCCCATCCTACCAGTCGCGGCTACCGGCGACCTGCTCAGTCACAGTGCCAGCACGGGTGGCGTACCAGTCATCGATGAGCTTGAGCCAGTCCATCGACCTCCCCGCATCGATTGCCCGGCGCCTGACCTCGTCTTTCCCGCTATCGATTTCGACCCGATCATGGAAGGGGAAGATGGCCTCGGCGTTCGGGTTCGAGGAGATGATCCACACTCGCGGCACGTCGAGGTCGCCACGCCGGATCGCTCCCAGCACAGCATTTCGGGCCGTCATCGTGGCCTTGTGCATCGACTCGGCATGGTCGTGGCCGACTGGACTGCCGAGTGCTTCGGCCAATCGGTCGTAGTCGACCACCAGATCCTCGGGCGCCTGGTTGGCCTGGACGTAGGTGGACTTGCCGCTGCCTGGCGCGCCGACCACAAGGATCACCCGCGTCCGCGCCGACCGCCAACGGTCGCTACCGCTTCGGTCTACCCGTGCGTTGTTGCAAGGCCCACAGGATGCGCGCAGGTTGTCTTTGTCGAACCACGGACCGCCGGCGCTGACAGGCACGATGTGGTCAACCTGGTCAGCGACGCCTTTGCACTTGGGCCCCTTGATCTGGCACAGGTGGCCGTCGCGTGCGAGAACCGCCTTGCGGATACGCGGCCATGCGCCGGAATACTCAGGTGACGCCATGTTTGATCGCTGTGGCGAATACACCGATCGCCTGCGGGTCAGGCAGCAGGTCGAGCACGGTGAGACCGGCATCTTCGATCATCACGCGGAACGACGGGATCGAGAACCGCCAGTAGTCCTCAGGATGCCGATGAACCTGGAAGCAACCTCGCTCGTCGTATCCGCGGGCGGTGAGGATCAGGTGGCCACCGACGGCGAGGATTCGTCCCATCTCTGCGATCGACAGCCAAGGCCGCGGATCGTGCTCGAGGACCTCGGTCGAGACGACTACCGGTGCTGAGTCGTTCTCGAATGGCAGGTTCGTCGAGTGCCCAACGATGTCCACACCTGGGCCATCTTCCATGTCAAGGCCGATGTAGGGACCGGTGAACAGCGAGCGAACCGAACCATTGACGTCGTAGGAGCCGATCTCGACAACCGCGCGATTGCTCAGGTCGAGCTGGCGGACTTGCTCACGAACGAATCGCATCACTGAGTCATGCACGGTCGCCTGCCTCTGGACGCGGAGCGATCGCCGTGCAGACACACGACGACCGAACTAGTACCAGCATTAGCACGTTTCGCGGCGCGGGAGTCGGATACCTGGTCAAACGGTTTCGGTCTCGCGACCCATTAGGAAACCTGGTCGCGGGATCCACTTGGCGCGTCGAAGCCACCTCGCCACCACTCGTCGTAGTGGCGCTTGCAGTACCGCTCGCCGGTCTTGCCTGCCTCTCGCAACCTGTCGCTAGCTGCGCCGGAGCACAACTCGTCGCAGAAGTCGCACCGCCCGCCGTGTTTGACGAAGTCGTTGACCGTCGCGATCACGCCGGTCGGCATCGCAAGGGTCAGGTACTCGCCGTAACAGTCCTCGCACAGCCCGCCGTGCTTCTCGTCGCCGACCGCGCCGCTGATCGGCGCATCACAGCGCGAGCAGCTGCCGACGTGGCGCTGGCCAGGCGTGTCCTCGTGGATGTCCTTCCGGTTCAAGATCGCCACCCACTCGCGCTTGGCCTTGGCCATGAGACGCGACGACTCGTGCACCATGTCGAAGATGGCGAGCGTCTTCACGAGCGTCCGGTCTGGGATCCGCTGCCAGTCGTCGTCGTCAATGGCCCCGAACCGGTCCACCCGGCCGCCACCGTGCGATGCGACGATCGACCCGACCGGATCGGCTACCGAGCCCTTTTGACCGGCGCCTGACGACCCGCTGCCGTAGCTGTCGGGCTCGGTGAGCGCCTCGACGATCCGGTAGAGCTCGCAGATCCTCTCGTCGGTCAGCTCGTGCTCGATCGCAGCTGTCGCGTCACGAGCAGCCATCGCGGCTCTCGCGCGGCGGCGATTCGACGACGAGAGGCGCGCTTCTGGCGCTGGTGGACGTTCGGCGCGCTTTGCCATCAGGCAATACCCCTGTCGAGAATCCCCATCACACGCCTTCCGATCGGTAAACTGGAGGTCTCTTAGCCACCAGATAGCCGCACGGCGCTCGGTTCGCAGCCGGGCGTCGTTGCGCGTCACGAGTCGCTCGCCTCCATCGGTTCGGCCACAAAGCCCACGTTCGGCTCAGGCAATGGTTCGTCATCGGGTTCGTGCTCGTGCAACGGTTCGGCGGCCTCGTGACGGTGCCAGTACCAGTGACCGTCGGCGACGTGGGTGTGGAAGCCTGGCCGGTCTGGTCGCTTGCGGCCGAACCAGGCGTCTTTCGGATCAGGCAGCTCGGCAAGCTCGGCCTTGACCTCGTGCATGGCGGCGCGGACACCGGCTTGGCGGGTCAGCTCTCGATCCGCGGCTGGCGTCGGGTGGTCGAGGATCTCTCCGGTGATGGGGTCGGCGATCATGGCGCCACTCCGGTCAGTTCAGCGACCCGCTTCTCAGCCGTGGTGATCTCGTCGGGGTCGGAGTCCTTGGATCGCTTGAGCGCGGCCAGTGCTGACTTCGCCTGTGTGAGTTCCGGGTCTGTTCTCGACGGTTCGCCAGAACCGTTCAAGGGCTTAGGGTTAAGGGATATGGGAGATGCGCGCCCGCGCACGCGAAGGGGTTGCGCTAACACTTGCGGCAAGTGTTCCGGGAAGACTTCCTGGAACCCTTTCACGAACCCTTGGCGTAACCGTTGCGGTAAGTCTTGCGCCCAGGCTTTCTGGAAGTGTTGCTCCAATCCTTCGAGGAACCCTGCTCCCAAAGACTCGATGAACTGTCGGCGGATGACTCGTGAACGGATGCCCTCGAAGTCAAATGTCATGCTCACGACCATGTTCGGCTGACCGAGACCACCGTCGTTCTTGGCGAGCGTTCTTATCCACAGCTCCTCGGTGTCGTTATCCACAACCACGAACCGGGCGGCAATAAGCGACGAGACCGCCCGAATCATGGATGACTTTGGTACCCCGAGTAGCTCCGACCATGAGCGCAACGTGACATCAAGAACGCCACACCGGCTCAGTTTCGGTTGCGACAACAGCATCAAGTAAGACAACTTCGCGTCAGAGTTGAGAGCAAAAAACTCGTCATCGCTCCAAATCGAAGTGAAGATTCGCGCCTCAGTGCGCGCCATTGGCCCTTTTCCTCTCTTGCCGGCGACCGGCCTGTGGATAACGTCCCATCGCGAACACGGGTGTCGTCTCGTCAATTGCGAGGTCTCTCTCGGCCCGCCGGAGCCGCTTCTCACGCTCAGATCGCACGCGTGCGACCGTCACCTCAGCCGCATCCTGCGCCTTGTACCTCGCCGATTGAGTCATCCCGGCCAGCACCCCTGCGACCAGACGAGGCGGGATCGTCATGGCGTATTCGAGGCAGTCGGCCACCACCGGGCAGCTCACACAGACGCGGCGGCAGGCGGCAACCTTGGCCGCATACTCGGGGTCCGATCGCAGCGGGAACCAGTCGAGCCCGGAGCCGATGCAGGCGGCGCGGGATTGCCAAGCGGTGGTCACTTCGTGGCCTCAAACAGCGCCGGGGTGTCGAGACGTGCCTCCTCGTTGCGTAGGTTATTGCACGCCGTCTCCCAGTAGCTCGCCTTCAGTTCGAGTCCGGTGAACTGGCGGCCAAAGCGGATCGAGACGAACCCTTCCGAGCCGATGCCGGCGAACGGGGACAAGATCATCTCACCTTTGTTCGACCACAGCCTCACGCACCGTTCGATCAGCCCCAGTTGCAGCGGCACGATATGACGTTCGTCGGCGTCCTCTTTAGCGACGACGGTATTCAGCGTGTCGGTCTCGCGGATGCCGTACCAGACCGGGTGCGCCCAACTGATCCACGTCTTTTGTTCGATATCAGGCACCACCGGAGCGTGTGACTCGCCAGGCTTGCGGAACATCACCACATAGTCAGCGAGTGCCGGCCGGGAGACGAGTGAATCGCGGTAGAGCTGCACAAACAACAGGCTCGCCGTCTTGGTGCGGATGGCTTGGGCTTGTGGGTCTTTGTCGACCGTAACCTCGCCGTGGAATATCCATCCGGCTTTTAGGTGCTCGCGGATAACTTCGCCGCGGAAGTCGGTCAGGCCGATGACGCCGTGTCGCACCTTCGTCGTCGTGATCTGCTGGACGTGCACACACGAGAGCCGGCCGGGCTTGGTGATCCGGTACATCTCGCCGATGACGTAGGCGTAGTGCTCCAAAAACTCAGCCCGACTAGAGCAGTTCCCGAGGTCGCGGATGGACGGCGAGTAGGTGTAGAGGCTCGCGAACGGCGGGCTGTAAATGGACAGGTCCGCCGAGTTATCAGGTATCTCGGCAAGGCGCTCGCACGAATCGCCCAGCAACATGCGCCAGTTCGTGCCTCCGGCCTCGTCGGTCGTGTATCCCTCGTCGATCATGCCGCTGTCCTCTCAGATGTGATAAGGCGGACCAGCGCATCAGTGAGACGTGCGGCCTCGGCTTCCTTTGCTCGGACGTTCTCGACGATCTGTTGCTCTATCTCAGAGACGATCACGTACGCCTCGACAGGCCTCATCTGACCGAACCGGTAGCACCGTCGGATGGCCTGGTAATACTGCTCATAGCTGTCGGACAGCCCGAGGAAGATCATCTTGTGGCAGTTCTGGAAGTTCATGCCGTAGCCAGCGATCGTCGGCTTAGTCACGAGTACCCGCGTCGCTCCGTCCTGGAAGGATTCGAGCGCCACTGCCTTATCGTCGGGCGACCAGGAACCTGGCACGTTGACCGCCCCATCGACGGCCGCAGCGATGGTGGAGGCTTCCTCGTTCAGCCCGCACCACACGATCCACTGTTCGTCGTCGGCGCACAGTTCAACGGCGCGAGCAACACGAATGTCGAGAGTCTGCCGTCGCACCTTGTGACGACCACCGACGCCGCCCAGTTCGGTGGCGAAGAACTGACCATCCGCCGTCAGCTCGCCGTCGACGACTACAGGCAGGATCGTGAGCGGCGGAAGATCGAAACCCTCGTCCTCATATCCGAGGTCCGACGGGCGCCGAGCGGCAACGGCCCATGATCCGACGAACCGGTACATGGACTCCGCCGCATGGCCCTTCAATCGCCAACCGTCGTCGTCGTGGATGAAGTAAGCGGCCAGCATCTCGGAGCGCGAAGCAGCGCCTAGGTATTCGGCGTGGTTGCACAACTCGGCTACATCATTCGGTGCCGGCGTGGCAGTACAGGCCAGTCGGTATGGGACGCACCGGAACGATTCAGTCAGCCGCTCGCGCATCTTGCCGGCGACGTTCTTCAAGATAGATGACTCGTCCAGCACGACCGCGCCAAAGGCGGCCGGGTCGAAACGGTCAGCCAGTTCATAGTTCGTGGCATAGATGCCGGGCCCATCGACGGCATCCGGCGAGCGTACGTATCGAACCTCCACGCCGAGTCCCGTCGCCGCTTCTCTGACTGTCTGCCGAGCGACCGACAACGGGGCGACAATCAGCGAACGGTCAGCGGACAGTCGAGCCCACTCGACCTGTATTCGGGTCTTGCCCATGCCGGTATCGAGGAATATCGCTGCGCGCCCCTTGCGAAGCGCCCACGTCGTCACTGAGCGTTGGAATCCGAATAGCGACGAGTGGAGCTCGGAAGGGTCGACCTCGCGGCCGTGGTCGATGACGGCCAGCCGCTTACGAGCAAGAAACTCGGCGTAACTCACTACCCCACCACCCTCTCAGTCCTTCCCCTTTGTCCGCTTAGCCCGCTCAGCGTCCAGTGAGAGCGTGCGGCAGTCGTCCGAGCAGTAGAAGCGGGCCCGGTTCTTGCACGGCGGCCAGATGCAGTACAGGCCGTCCAGCCACTCCCTGATCTCGGCGGCCTTCTGCTCGGCTGACCCGCGGCGCTTGCGGGAGGAGGTCGAGAGGGAGCTGATGCCGGAGTCCATCGCGCGAGTCACGTGGACGCTTC